TTAATGAGTAGCCTTTTTCTTTTCATGATAAAGTTTTCTTTGGTAATCCATAAAGGCTCTTGTCATTAATTCCAAATTAGGCTCATTACAGTATGTGACGGTGCAATTTTGCAGGTTGTACTTTTCAATTAATTCTTTCTCAGTCACATAATCACCTTCTTTTTATAAGGTGTATGAGCATTACAATTTGTCCTATTCGAAAATTTATTAATTAATTCTCCGCAAAGCTTATTCAAATAATATGTATAGTTCACTTTCTTTTTCATCGAGCGTACTTCTGTGCCAATCTCCTCGCATATAGCAATTGGAATGCTGGCTTTGTTTACTTTATTCTTATATGTATGTTTCAACTGATTTTCAGCTATATTCTTATAAGTAAGGAAATCATTAATATGTACGAAATAAACCTTATTCTCAGGCTCTCTAAATTGAAACAGAAAGCCAGGAATTATGTTCGGGTATTTAGTTGCCTCTTTTAAGTGTTTTATCTGTTGTCCTTTTATGATCTTCTCACTGAAGGAAATGGACTTGTTCTTTGTAGACTTTAGCTCAAAGGGGAACAAGTGTCCGTTAAAATGTAGGAAACAGTCATATTTGTTTTTTGATACTGCTGCTCCCCTCTTCAAAAACATTGGATTAACATCCTTAATCCTGTAGAAGAACAACTTTTGATCTGCTGCAGATTTTTCAATGTTCGCTTCAAAAACTTTCCCTTGATTGTTTGCTCCCAATCAATCACTCTCCTAATCTATATTGAAGGTAAATTATGTATGTGCTAAAATCGTTGCTGAAAGAGGTGTACATAGTGAAAAAACAATGGAAACCAGTTGATTCAAGACTCAATGAACTCATGCATGAATATAGCGTTTCAATTGAAGATCTTGTTGAACGTACTGGATTACCTAAACAACGTATTAATGATTATGTAAGTGGTTTTAAATCAAATATGAATATTGGAACAGCAATGACATTTGCTGATGCCATAGGTTGCTCTATTGAAGAGCTGTATGTATGGAACTTTAAAGAGCGCAGACAATTGATCAAATAAATTACATGGTGGTTCCCTTTGGGAGTGTAATATTAACTGTGTAAGTAAGGAATGCGTACGGTTCCTTACTCACACAGTTTTTTATTTGATAGAATAATAAGTATAAAGCTAAAGGAGTGGTTTCAGTGGGGAAATTGAAAAGAGATCCGAACTCCGTAGAATTAGCTAACAAGATTATCGAACAGTATCAGCCTAAATCAGTAGAAGATATGCAAGAAGCATTAAAAGACATATTTGGTCCCATGTTTGAGTCAATGCTAAAAGGTGAAATGAATCACCATTTGGGCTATGAATCCAATGACAAGGGAGAAAAAGAAACAAGAAATAGAAGAAATGGATATGGCAAAAAGATCGTGAAAACAACGGCAGGAGAAGTTGAAATTGCAGTCCCCCGTGATCGTGATGGTTCATTTGAACCGCAGTTGATTCCAAAGCGTAAAAGAGATGTATCCTCTATAGAGGATAAGGTCATTTCGATGTATGCCAGAGGAATGTCACAACGAGACATTTCTTCCACGATAGAAGACATCTATGGCTTTTCTGTATCTCATGAAATGGTATCCGACATTACGGATACTGTACTTCCTAATTTAGAAGAGTGGCAAAATCGTCCCTTAAGTAACTGTTACCCTTTTGTGTTTGTCGATTGTCTTTACACAACCATTCGTAATGACTATGAAACGAAGAAGTATGCCGTTTACACAATACTAGGATATACCATAGAAGGTAAAAAGGACATTCTAGGTTTGTGGTTGAATGAAACGGAAAGTAAACATAAATGGATGCAAATTTTTGATGAAATCAAATCTCGTGGTGTAGAAGATATCTTCTTTCTCTCAATGGATGGCGTTAGTGGTCTGGAAGAAGGAGCACGTGCGATTTTTCCTGATGTGACCGTACAGAGATGTATTGTTCATTTAATTCGAAATTCGATTAAGTATATACCAAGTAAAGACTACAAGCCTTTTACTGCTGCCTTAAAGAAAGTGTATGGAGCTCCAAGCCTTAAGGCTTGTCACAGTGCATTTGAATCTTTTGAAAAGCAGTGGTCTACGTACCCTGGAGCTGTAGACGTATGGAAACGAAACTTTTCTCATGTGGAACAACTTTTCGATTATGGTGGTAATATTCGTAAAATCATGTACACTACAAATGCCGTTGAAAGTATCCACTCTAGCTTTCGAAAAGTCACGAAAAAAGGAGCATTCCCCCATGAGAATGCCCTATTAAAAATATTGTTTTTACGAACAAAAGAATTAGAAAAGAAATGGGATGGTGGACGCATCCAGCAATGGGCTATGGTCATGAATCAACTATTAGTTCATGACCACCTAAAGGAACGTGTGAAGAAATATCTAGAATAACTTACACACTTTTCTTGACAAGCCCAACAGCTGTATCAATTGAACGTTCCACTGTCCCCTTGGAGGTTGGTCTCAATAATGACCAGCCTCTTAATGTTAATGTGGCCAACACTGCACTTGATGTAAATATAACTAATACGGCTTCTGTCCCTGTTTTGGTTAAAAACACTGCAGCAATTAAAACTCAAGTTCAAAAATCCTATTCTGAATTTATTGTTACTGATGCTGATACCGTAGCTACAGGTGCAACTAAGTCTTATACAGTTGATCTAATCGATTCACTTGGTGTTTTCAGAACTTACGGTGTTGCTATGTACACAACTCAAACAGACAGCTCAAACAGCAAAGTTTTAGCAAGTATTTATTCCGTACCGAAAAACATCCCATTTTATTCTGCAACTACATCAGGTAATGATAATTCTGTTCTATTCAACAGTATTGCTTTTGTTCAGAATTACCCCTTACAAAAACAATTAACTTTCACTGCTCCAAAAATACATCTGACAGTTAAAGCAGCCGGTACAGTTGATCTAACTGGGTTAAAAATCGTTGTTTGGGGGATGGAATAATGACATTTGATGAAGTATGCGGTTTGTTCAAACAATTTGATGGTTTGGAACAAAAATTCCTATTGCTATCAGATGGTTCCTATATCAGTGTTGATGATTTCAAGCAACGGTTTGAAGGCGACTTCAATGAGTACGAACCTTTAAGTTCGCTTCAGTCATCCCCTTCTTCTACCCCAGCTTGGGAAGGTATATGGAATAAGCTACAAGAGGATGGGCTTTTTGAATAAGTCCTCCCCTCTTATTTTTCTAGATAAAAGACAGTTTTTATTCAAATTAAGGAGGTGGAGTTGTTGACAGAAACGACTGAAAATGTCGTAGTTACGATTCCAGACAAGACTTCATTTACATTTCATGAAGCAACAACTTCCCCATCAGAAGGTGAAGAATTTGTAGTGAGTCATTTTCGGGAACTTACTGTTAAGATCTCTGGTTCCTCTACTTCCCGGGAAGTTAAATTCTATGCAGTCGATGAAAACGGTGAAAAGACTGCTTTAAGTGGCACCAACAAAACTGATTTTCAACTCGCCAGCAGTACATTGAGCACAAATGAATATTGGGACTTTGATATTGCTGGACTGTTTAAAGTAATGTTTGAAGTTTCCGCAGTTAATGGTGATGTATCTGTTAAAGGAAATGCGGTGAGCTAATGAGTAGCAGTAAATTTGTTGGTCAATTAAAACAAAACAATGAACAAATAAACAACCTAAAGGAAATCACTACACAAGCCGAAAAGCATATGGTTGTTCACGAACAAAAGCTCACTGAAATAGTTGATGAATTCATAGAGAAACAAAATTATGAGTTGAAGAGTCATACAGAAAATAAAAATAATCCGCACCAAGTTACTAAGGATCAGTTAGGTCTAGGAAAAGTATTAAACATTGAGCAAGCAGCTAAATTAGATTTTGACTCCCATACCGCTGATACTAATGTACATATTACAACCACTGAACGCAATACTTGGAACGCCAAAGAAACAACAACAGGATCTCAATCAAAAGCTGATCAAGCACTTACTAATGCAAAAGCTTACACTGATACCCATGCCAGCAATAAATCTAATCCACATGGTGTTACTGCCTCACAAATCGGACTAGGTAATCTAACTAACGATAAGCAGGCTACAAAAAGTGAATTTGATTTGCACACTGGTGATACAACTAAACATGTTACCGCTACTGAAAGAAATTCATGGCTTTTAAAGAGCGATATCACTTCCTCTGTTACCAGTGGAGATACTTCCAAAGTATTAAACGGAGAAGGCGCAAAATTACTTAATGATAAGATAACCGAATTACAGAATGAGGTTTATTTAACTGATTTATTAAGTGTTACTACAGGTGAAGTCACTTTAAAAGATGACATAACAAAGTACAAGAAACTTCTTGTTGTAACTGGAGGAGTTTCAACTGGGGATGTTAGAACTTCATTAGTTAGATGTTTCTACACGTACACCTTCAGGCCTCTGACCGACACAATTAATGTCTCTACTTCTAGGGGGAAATTCTCTGCCAGTATTACTTCAAATACTTCAATAAGCATTACACAAGCAGATGATGCCTTAAGATACATTATTGGTTTGAAATATTGAAAGGAGGGTTTGCTATAAACGTTTTTATTATCGATAAAATAACGAAAAAAATTATAAAAAGAAACATTGGCTTGCCTGATGACAGCAATAAAGAACTCTCTTCCTACTTTGATAGTAATGAATATGATTTATCAAAACACTTTTTTGCAACCGGAGAAAATTTAGAGGAAGGCTTTTATAAGATTGTAAATGGTCAGGTAGTTGCTAAAACTACTGAAGAGTTAATTGCTGATAAAGTCATACCGCCAACGACGGAAACACATCCTGAGCCAGTGTTAACCATTGAAGATTTAAAAACCCTGAATGATGCGTTAGGTAAGCAATTGGTATCGGAAAAACTAAAAAATACACAATTAGAGAACAAGCTTTCCAATCTCGGAAAAACTGTTGTTTCTATAAAATTAGGAGTGTTATAAAATGACTGATTTTGAATTTTGGGAAATGGCATACCGGTATGAATGGGCAACTAAAGATGATCTAAAAAAGGCTGTAGAACTTGGAGATATCACTCCAGAAGAATATAAAAAGATTACTAATGAAGACTATGTAGCTGCTTAAGAAATATTATATGGAGGATATTTAAGGAGGATATTAAATGGCATCAAAAAAATTGAATTTAAGTTTAATTGAGGAAAGTGTCAATAAGTACGACAAGAAAGAAAAAATCCAATTAACCGATGATGTACATGTATTCATCTACCCATACTTTTCTCCTTCTCGGTTAACAAAAATGCTAACTGAAATGATCTCTGATCAACAAAAAGCTGAAGATAAAGGTATTGATTTTAGTAAAATCAACACTGTTCAATGGGTATTCTTTTCAATTGTCAAAGAATTTTCAGATTTGGGGATTCCGAATGACATCAAAAATAAAGTTAAATGGTACCTTAAGCTTGTAGATTCCGAATTCTTCCCTATGATTATTAACAGTTTTCCAAAAGAAAGTATGAAGAAGCTTAAAGATGCAACAGAAGCTTTAGAAAAAATCACTGAAGACTTGTTAACTATGAGCCACGAGGAAATCAACAAACTTATTCTAGAAAAGGTAGAAGAAATAGAGACTAGTTCTGGTGAAGTTAGTGGCGAAAACAATTAAAGATATCAAAGCTATGGTTGAACAAGCTACAATTCAATCAATTCATAAGTCTTCCTCTAATGTGAAACAAATTATGGTGAAAACAGGACAAGAGCACATTGATGAAGATGTTTACGGTGCATATGATCCCCTACTTTATGAACGCACAGGACAAGTTAAAGACGCTTTTATAACCACCAACGAGAGTAACGGGGTATCCTTGGACAATATTAGAGAAGATGATGGGAAAGATGTTGCTACAGTCATTGAAACCGGACAGGGGTATACATACCCTGATTCATATGGATATGGCTACGGTAAACCTCGTCCTTTTATGAAGAAAACCTCTGAGACACTAAAAGATGGACGATTAACTGCAGCGCTAAAAAAAGATTTAAAAGCAGACGGAATTAAAACGTTCTAATGGTGGTGAATTAATGACCAAAATTAAGAAAAACATGTTACGGGATAGGGCTAAAAAACTGCCTGAAATCACAGACGAAATGTGGCAACACGTAAATAATGAATTAAGGACTATTGTTGATGAGTTCATTGCTGTTCAAAACTTTAGTCCAGCAACAAAAAAACAATATCAATCTGGGCTTAGGCAGTTTGGTTATTACGTATATCAATCGATGAATAACAAACCTTTATACAAGCTCACCAAAAGGGATATTCTTCGGTATTTAAGCTATCTTCGTGATAACCGCAAACTCTCCTCTTCTGCACAAAGCTTTAAAAAAGCTTGTGTTTCATCCATGTTTAACTATATCGAGAATGTAATTGCGGATGACGAGGATTTCAAAGAGTACCGCAGTTTTAGAAATTTAACTCGTGGGCTCCCTCCTATCCCCAAGAACAAAGTATATGATAAAGTGAAAATTACTTTTGATGAGTACAAAGATATGATGGATGTCCTTGAAAAGGACGATAATTATTTAGGTATGGCCTGGCTTGCAACAGCCTTTAATGTTGGAGCCAGAAGGAGTGAAATCATACAATTCAAAACAGAAATACTTGATTATCCAATACCTGAAGGTAAGACATTTGTATACAGTCATAATGTTCGACTAAAAGGTCAAGGTGATGACGGGAAAGTAGAGCCTTATATGATTAATCTTGAAGCATTAAAATACATGCGATTATGGGTTGAAAATAGAGGTTATGAATCAGAGTACATATTTTCAACAAAATACGGTGGCGAAGTTAAACAAGCTTCAAAGTCATGGGCTGATTATTTTTGTTCAAATGTTTTAAGTGATATTCTCCAACGAAGAGTCAATCCTCATATATTTAAAGCCTCTTGTGTAACTTACCTTCTTGAAAGTGGAGTGGATTTAAAACTCGTTTCAAAGTATGTTGCACACCACGAAGATGTATCAACCACTATTGCCCACTATGATCTCAGGGAATTTGAAGAAGAGAAAAATAAGATATTCTCATAGCACTCCCCTTTCATTCCCAATAAAATCCCTCTTTTATTCAGAATCAAGATTCCTCTTATGAGGGATTTTGCTTATGTATGAAAGCTTTGTAAAGATTCCTACTTTAATTTTCCCATTTATACCCGATAATCACTTTGAGGTGATTTTGAAATGAATAGTGAAACAATAATTGAAAAACTTCTGTCGCTTGATACTGACCAGATGATCCAATATATTGAAATAGACTTAGGATACCGGAATAAAACTGTTGACAGTCGAAAAGAGATTCTGGATTCATTGAGAGGTATTGATAGTGACTCATTAATTTTTATAGAAGCAAGACTTGAGAATCTTCAAAAACAATTTGATCACACTAAACATTTACCATGGATTTTGGCAATTTGGAATATAGCTATCGGGCTATACCAGACGTTATTTAAGTCTTATCCTCTTTTAAATACTTTACTGGTTGCTGGTGCAACACTTGCATTTTGGTGGGCATACTATAAAGACAGAAAAAAGTTATTGGCAGTAAATTATCTGAGTGATTTGCTTGGAAGGATAAAGAAAGAAAAAGGATAATACTAAATGATCTTTATCAATTCTATTTATTAGCTTTTATAGGGGAAATTCCCTAAGACATCAATCCGTATAAAGAGAAACACAGAACTATTACATAAAATAAGAAAGAGGAACGCTTAATGCATTCCTCTTTCTTTGTTTAAAGAATTCTGCTGCTAATTCGCTACGGGCCTTTTACTTTTGAATAATCGTATGATAAAGGTGAACGCCGATGAACAAATCAAGCTAACTAACAACAAATTTAAAATTGAAATGGCTTGTAATCCATCAGTGTTTAATTGGAACCCGAAAAACAAAGCGAAAAACAGAAAAGACAATGTGAAGGATTTAGAAAGAAAAAACCGTTTCATAAAATATCACCTCCTTTGTTTATTTTACGCTTGTTTTCTTATAAACTGTTCCTTTTTTATTGCCTGTTAAATAAACTTTGATATATTGATCTTGGACTACCAAGCCATAACCATTAATTTCGAGACCAAAGTGGAAATTTCCTCTTCCGTAAACCTCAGCGTAATTAGATCCTTTTTTATATGTGCTCTTTTGCCAGTTGGAAACTTGCCAGATGGATAAGAAGCCTCTTGTATACCAGGCATCATTTAACTTCGGTTTAACATCGGTACCATTATATTGGAAATACCCCTTTGTCTTAACTGTGAAAAGCTTCATATTTAAAAAGTTTTTGGCCGTATAGCTATGTGTGTATGTTTTTGTGTTTTTGTATTTTGCTGCTGCTATTTCAACATCAGATGAAGTTGGTGGTGTTTCTTCTTCGATGGTAGACTCAATGAAGTAAACTGGAGTATTTGTGAATGTAACGGAGATGTTTTCGTTAAGTTTGTGTGTGGTGAATTGACCTATATCAACGTTTGATTGGATGTACTTATCAATATCAAGTTCTTTTTTTGTGTTGTCAACATTCGGTAATATTGTTTTGCTGTTAGTTTCAACATAATATTTTGTCAAAGCCTTTTCGGTGAATTCGTTTTTAGAATTGAACTGATCTACTGCATTTTCTAATTGTTCTTCATCTTGAGGATTAGAGATTTTTAGTGTAACTAAAAGCAAATCTTGATATTCTTGAATTGAATTGATCTCATTCTTTTCGCTTGCACTTGCTGTTTTACTTCCAGTGGCAAATGTGAAAGATGAGAGAATTAACACGAAACCCAAAATAGAAAAAAGTGTTTTTTTAAATTTCCCCATAGTTAACAGCTCCTTTTTTGATTGATAATAGAGCCTTCTATGTTGATTCAACCTGTTGTAGGCATTTTATAATACGTCCCTCCTTTCAATTAGAACCATAACATATAATCTATGTCCAATTCCATACATTTTAGCAATTTTAAGGTAATATTATTTACTCATAAGTGAATGACATCCAAAAATCACAATAGGACATATAAACTATTCCCTTTCTAGTGAAGGGAATTTAATTTTGATATATTAGAGAGCCATTTTTATAACAATAGATAGCAGGTAAAGGCACGTTCTATTCATCCCACTCTGTTCTAAACTTTTGGCAACAGTGGTATAATGTAGGAAAATGATACCGGCGGTGGTTGAATGGGATATAAGTTAATGGCTTATGGTGGCTATTTTTTATTCTGTCTTTTCTTTTTGTTAATGGATGGCTGGAGAGGCATGGGAATTTGCTTAATAATTGCAGGATTAGCTCTATTAGCACTTGAGCCCTATAAAATTAAAGCCCAAAAAAATATAGATAAACTAAAAGAAAATGCGGAAACACTTAAGCACTACGACAGTGGTTTTAATCCAGACAATTTCTTTAATACTTACAAAACTAAAATTGCTTTTAAAGAATCTGATTCTCTTGTGAAAATATATCAGCTTAATAGAAATGAACACATTGAAGAATACACAATCCCTTTTTCTAATATTATTGAATCCGAAATTACTTTGGACAATCAAATAATTTCTAAAGTATCAAAATCGGGAATTGTAGCTGGTGGCCTGTTAGCTGGAGGCATTGGAGCTGCACTTGGAGGGTTGTCTGCCTCTTCAATACAAAATGAAATGGTCAAATCCGTCACGCTAAAGATTACTGTTGAAGACCTAAGTAAACCTATCCATTACATCGATTTTCTCCCCACACAAGAAGTTGAAGGGTATAATACTCAGGGGTATAAGAAAGATAGCAATATCATTCAACAAGCACTTAAGAATGCAGAATATTGGCATGGTGTTATGGATGTAATTATTAAGAAAGCAAACAAAGTCGCTCAATAACTGAGTGGCTTTTTTCTTTGTCCTCTCCCCTACTGAAAGGAAGTGATTCTTACTTGAGTCAAAACCTCAAAATTATACTAACCCCACAAGCTGATACCTCATCTAAAACTGTCGAACAGTTAAATCAGCAAATTAAATCTCTGGAAAAGAAACTCAACTCCCTCAAGCTCAATACGAATATTGATTCTACCACCTTAAAAGCTCTGCAAGAATTCTCCTCTGCTGTCGATACATATCAGAAAAAACTAAAATCCTATAATCAAACAGTTAAAGAAACCTCAACAGTAATTAAGAATGCTGACGGATCAGTTGAAAAACTCACCCAGCAATATAAGAAGAATGGTGAAATACTTCAACGCGAAACGAAAATAATCAATAATCGCAATACTGCTCTAAAGCAAGAAACTCAAGAGGTTAACAAGCTTACACAGGCCACTGAGAAACTAGGACAGGTTCAAAAAAAGACTGTGCAGAGAAATCTGCAAGGACAGTCAACAAAGGTTGTGCAGAAAAATCGTCACGGGTTCGATGATATTGTTTATACAACTGATCCTAAAACTAATTCGACTTCTTCAAAAACTACAACTAATTATGACCAACAAAGGAGAGCAATTGAGCAGCTTAAGCAAGATCTAGAGAAGCTTAGACAGCAAGGTATTGTTACTGATACGACCATCTCATCTCTTGGCCGAAAAATAAACACAGCTCAATCCGCTCAACAAATTGAAGCACTGCAAAATAGGATAAGGATGTTAGATGATAAATCTGCTGCAGTTGCTAAGAACAACGAATTAAAGAAAACTATTGAATTGTATCAGCGACAGGCGCAAGTGAATGTTCAAAACCTAAATACACGGTATGGCAGTTCTATGGGCTCTAGTAATAGACAAGCTGTTCAAGATTATTTGAATGCAGTAAATAGTCTTAATGTAAGCACTGGAAGCAATAATATCAGATCACAAATTCAAAGCTTGAATATGCAATTTAGAGAATTAGCCTCCAGCGCTCAAGCAGCTGCTAACCAAGCCTCTTCTTTTGGAGCAGAACTAACCCAAACCTTCAAAAGCATGTCTACCTATTTAATCTCCGGTTCTTTATTCTATGGGGCTATCTCTGGACTTAAAGAAATGGTATCCCAGGCAGTTGAAATTGATACGCTCATGACAAATATCCGCCGTGTTATGAATGAGCCGGACTATAAATATAATGAACTTCTCCAAGAATCTATTGACTTAGGTGATACACTTTCAAATAAAATCACAGATATTCTCCAAATGACAGGCGATTTTGGGAGAATGGGCTTCGATGAAAGTGAACTCTCCACGTTAACGAAAACTGCTCAAGTTCTTCAAAATGTCTCCGATTTAACTCCTGATGATACAGTTAATACTCTTACGGCAGCAATGCTCAACTTTAATATTGCAGCCAATGATTCAATATCAATTGCAGATAAATTAAATGAGGTTGATAATAACTATGCTGTTACAACACTCGATCTAGCGAATTCTATCCGGAAAGCAGGTTCAACTGCTTCTACATTCGGGGTCGAGTTAAATGATCTTATTGGTTACACAACCGCAATTGCTAGTACAACACGTGAATCAGGGAATATCGTCGGTAACTCTCTAAAGACAATTTTCGCTCGAATTGGGAATAATCAAAGCTCAATTAAAGCGTTAGATGAAATCGGTATTTCTGTCAAAACAGCTAGTGGAGAAGCTAAATCAGCAAGTGATTTAATTAGTGAAGTTGCTGGTAAGTGGGATACGCTTACTGATGCTCAAAAGCAAAATACTTCAATTGGAGTAGCTGGTATTTATCAGTTATCCCGTTTTAATGCAATGATGAACAACTTCTCTATTGCTCAGAATGCGGCAAAAACTGCAGCTAACTCTACGGGAAGCGCATGGAGCGAGCAACAAAAATATGCTGACAGTCTCCAAGCAAGATTAAATAAACTTCAAAATAACTTTACTGAATTAGCGATTGCAGCTTCAGATGCTTTTATAAGCGATGGATTAATTGAATTTATTCAGGCTGCTGGTTCTTTGCTTAATGCTTCAACAGGAGTAATCAAATCGGTTGGGTTCCTACCTCCCCTTTTAGCTGCGGTAAGCACTGCAACCCTTTTGCTTAGTAAGAATACCCGGACATTAGCCACCGCCTTAATTTGGGGTACACGTGCAATGGGGCAAGAAACTTTAGCGACTGCTGGTTTAGAAGCTGGTATGACTCGTGCAGCAGTTGCCTCAAGAGTTCTAAAATCTGCTCTTCGAGGGTTGCTTGTTTCAACATTAGTTGGCGGTGCGTTTGCTGCTTTAGGATGGGCGCTAGAATCATTAATTTCTTCTTTTGCAGAAGCTAAAAAAGCTAAAGATGATTTTGAGCAGAGCCAGCAAACCAATGTCGAAGCAATTACGACCAATAAAGACTCCACTGATAAACTAATACAGCAATATAAAGAGCTTCAAAAAGTTAAAGAGTCAAGATCTTTAACTTCAGATGAAGAGCAAGAATACCTTCAAGTCACTCAGCAATTAGCACAAACTTTCCCTGCATTAGTTAAAGGCTATGATTCACAAGGAAATGCAATTCTTAAGACAAATAAAGAGCTTGAAAAAGCGATTGAGAATACTAAAGAGTATTTGGCTTTAAAGAAACAAGAAACAAGAGACAGCGCAAAGAAAACATTCGAAGACGCATCTAAGGAAATTAAAAAGTCTAAGGATGAACTAAAGCAGTACAAACAAATAGCTGATTACAACGATAAAGGTAGACCTAAATGGGATCTCATTGCAGATGACGATGACTATAAGGTTGCAGCTGATAAAGCTAAACAAAGCATGTTCAAAGCTCAATCTGACATTGAGAGTGGAAATGCTAAAGTTAAAGATAGCGTCCTTTCAATTGCAAATGCTTATAGTTCAATTGATATCAGTAATACTTTAAAGGCAAGTATTAGTGATGTTGTCAACAAACTTAACTTAAAAGATAATTTAGATCCTGAAGAATTAGAAAAATTCTCCTCTTCACTAGGAAAGCTTCAAGAAAAAATGCAAAAAGCTTTAGATTCAGGCGATGAAAAAGCTTTCGATAATGCAAAAAAAGATCTTCAAAGTCTCTTAGAAACATACTCTAAATCCGATTCCTCTATTGATGTTTTTAAAATGAGCTTCGACAAAGCACAGAAGAACATAAAAGATGGAGATAAGAGCTTATCTTCCGTTAAATCTGAAGTTGGCGATTTGGGTGAGACGCTGGCAGAAGCAGGTAACGAGGTAGAAGATTTTGGTAAGAAGCTAAAAGAAGCTCTGGATGCAAATAGTGTGGATGATATTAAGGCAGCTATTAAAGAAATGTCAGATGCTATGCAGTTTGATTCCGTTCAAGATGCCTTAAATGGGGATATTTTTAATAACACCAAAGATCAAGTGGCTCCTCTCAATGATCTTCTAGAAAAAATGGCTGAAGGTAAAAGCATTTCTGCAAATGAAGCTAATACCCTTATTCAAAAAGATAAGGAACTTGCCAAGGCTATTAGCATCGAAAATGGCGTTGTGAAAATTAACCGTGATGAAATTATCAAACAAAGAAAAGTTAAACTTGATGCTTATAACGACATGGTTACCTATAGCAATAAGTTGATGAAAACAGAAGTTAACAACGCTATCAAAACCTTAAACGCTGATACTTTACGGATTGACAGCCTAAGAAAGCTACGAAAAGAACGTAAGCTTGATATGTCTGAGGCTGAACTTTCAGACCTAGAAGTTAAGTCAATTAATAATGTTGCAGATGCAAAAAAAGAACTTAAAAAGCTTGAAGAGAAAATGCTTCAACCTGGTGGGTACTCCAATAGTCAAATTGAAGCAATGCAAAGTGTTAAATCAGCTTTAGAATCTTATATTTCAGCATCTGAAGAAGCCGCCAGCACACAAGAAATGAATAAACAGGCACTTGTTGAAGCTGGAACATCTTTGGAGAATTGGACAGATCAACAAGAAAAAGCCAATGAAGAAACCAAGACTTCTATGTATGTTGTTGATAAATACAAGGAAGCATTAGAAAAAGTTAATGCTGAGATTGACAAGTACAACAAGCAGGTCAATGATTATCCGAAATACTCTCAGAAATATCGAGATGCAATTAAGAAGGAAATTAAAGCACTTCAGCAAAAGAAAAAGCTTATGCAGGAACAAGCTAAGCTGCTTAAAGATCAAATTAAATCTGGTAACATTACTCAATACGGTATTGTAACCTCTACAACTTCTTCTGGCGGAACCCCCTCCTCAACTGGTGGTTCCTATTCAGGCAAGTACTCAAGCTACATAAATTCAGCAGCTAGTAAATACAATGTTGACCCTGCCCTTATTGCAGCTGTAATTCAGCAAGAATCAGGGTTTAATGCTAAAGCACGATCTGGTGTAGGTGCCATGGGATTAATGCAACTGATGCCAGCAACAGCGAAAAGCTTAGGAGTAAATAACGCTTACGATCCTTATCAAAATGTTATGGGTGGAACAAAGTACCTCGCCCAACAGCTTGAAAAGTTTGGCGGTAATGTTGAAAAAGCATTGGCTGCATATAATGCTGGGCCTGGTAACGTAATTAAATATGGTGGTATCCCTCCTTTTAAAGAAACACAGAATTACGTCAAGAAGATCATGGCCAACTACAGCAAATCCCTCTCCTCTGCCACTTCTTCAATCGCCAGCTATTATACAAATAATAGCGCTTTTAGGGTAAGCTCCAAATATGGACAACAGGAATCTGGTCTCCGCTCCACCCCACACAAAGGAACTGATTTTGCTGCAAAAGCAGGTACAGCAATTAAATCCCTTCAAAGTGGTAAAGTCCAAATTGCTGGCTACAGTAAAACTGCAGGTAACTGGGTTGTTATTAAACAGGATGATGGAACGGTTGCCAAGTACATGCACATGCTTAACACTCCTTCTGTAAAAGCAGGTCAATCAGTTAAAGCCGGTCAAACTATTGGTAAAGTTGGTAGCACAGGGAACTCGACTGGGAACCACCTTCATTTACAGATCGAACAAAATGGAAAAACAATCGATCCTGAAAAGTACATGCAAGGTATTGGAACTTCTATTTCAGATGCGTCACAAGCTGAGGCAGAACGGCAACAAGGGATAGCTCAGGCTAAATCTGATCTTCTCTCCCTCCAAGGAGATATCAGTTCAGTCAATGATCAGATTCAAGAACTTCAGTATGAACTAGTTCAATCTAAACTCGATGAGTTTGATAAAAGAATTGGAGATTTTGATGTTCGGATAGCTAAAGATGAATCAATGGCTAACCGATACACTTCTGACAGCAAGGAATTCCGCAAATACACCTCTGATCAGAAAAAAGCTGTTGCAGAACAAGCTAAAATCCAACAACAAAAAGTTAATTGGATTCAAAAAGAAATAAAAACAAATAAAGCATTAAACTCCGCTCAACGTGCCCAGCTTCAAGAAGAGCTTAAACAAGCCAAGCTAGATTTAATTTCTGTTCAAGATCAGGTTCGTGAGCTACAGAAGCAACTTGTCCAATCTAAAGTTGATGAGACGCTTAAGTCAATTGAAAAGTCATCTTCTAAAACCCAAGGGAAAATTAAAGATGTTGATAATAAAATTTCAATGACTGAAGAAGATGAGGACAAGGTTAAGTACTATAGCAAGCAGATAAAGCTCATTCAGCAACAACAAAAGGAAGCCAAAAAATATATCAAACAGCTTGAAGAGCAAAAGAAAGCTGCGAAAGGTTTCCCTGACATCCAGGAACAGATCACTGAAGAAATCGAAAACTGGAAAGATAAACAGAAAGATTTTAACCTTGAGCTTTATAACACCAAGAAGTCGATCAAGGATATCTATAAATCATTGGCTGATGAAGTTGTATCCATCTACAAAGAGATGTACGAAAAAATGCGGGATGTTGAGTTAGAAGCCCATCAGAAAGCGACACAAGATAAGATTGATGAGATCGACAAAGAAGACGAAGAAGCTAAATATCAAAAGGAATTGAAGGAGAAAAACCAAGCAATACAGGAAACAAAAGATAAGATCAGTAAACTTTCCATGGACGACTCCTCTAAGGCTAAATCGCAAGTCAAAGACCTAGAAAAACAGCTTCAAGAACAACAGGAAGCTTTGGATGATTATCTTAAAGATCGTAGCAACACAAAACGGAAAGAAGCCCTTCAAGATCAGCTTGATAAAGATGAGGAATCAATTAACAACAAGTACGATGACCTGGTAAATGATGAACGAGCATTCAAAAAGCTTGAAGATAAGCTTATGGATGGTAAAATCACTGATATCGCTAAACAGCTTAATGAATTCACCAAGTTCATTAACGAGAATATGAAGTCGATTGGGAAAAGTATTTCCAATAACTTGATTGATAAGCTTAAGGACGCTGCCAGTGCATTAAATACCGTTACAACTGGAAATACAACAGGTAAAAAGGTGTCATCATTTGCTTCTGGTGGATATACAGGCACAGGACTTGGAGCAGGAAAGCTTGCATTCTTACATGACAAGGAACTTATTTTAAACAAGACAGATACTGAAAACCTGCTGGAAGCTGTGAAACAAGTTCATCAAACGTCCACTGATAATTCAGTAAAGACTACCTCTAAATGGGGTCAACCTGGTAAAATTTCAGATGTTTTAAGTAAGAGTATTTCTCTTGTTACACCAGCAATGAACGCTGCAGTTGCTAGTCAAACAAGTCTAACTAAAGGCTTAATTCCAACTCTTAAGAACTTCTCGACACCTACTGTAACCCCTTCTACACCTCAAGGAAATACATCAAACAATCAGAACTCATTCACAATTAATGTAACAGAAGCTAGTAATGCTAAAGAAACTGCAAGCTTAGTGTACAAACAATTAGCAAATGGTCTTAAAAATACTGGACTGAATTTCAACATAACATGAGTCGGCTAAAGCCGGCTCTTTTTATATTGGAGGTGAAAAATTGATTAGGCAGAGCCAATATTTCATGTTTGATAACGTAAAGTCGATCGACTATGGTGTAGAAAACGTTAATACAGAATCAGGGTTAGTTGAGGAATCTTTTTTGGGCTCACGATCAGTTAATGAAACTTATGTAAAAGGAAGATCAGAGCCGTACACTGAAGGTGTCAAAAGAGAATCAAAACAATTCCCTTTAAACTTTTATGTGGGTGAAAATTATGATGAGAAAAAAATAAGAGCAATTAAGCGCTGGCTAGATGTCGATGATTACAAGCCCTTAGCTTTCAGTGAAAATTTAGACATTGTGTATTATGCAATGCCGGTAGATACCAGTGATCTAGTCCATAATGCGGCTAGACATGGATATGTTCGTTTGACAATGAAATGCAACTCCCCTTATGCATATAGTCGAAACACAAGTACTCATTCCTTTGATATATCATCAGGAATGAAAACCATTGAACTCCATAACAAAGGCGATGTTGCGATATACCCTACTGTTGAAATTCTTAAAATTGGCGACGGCGATGTAAAAATCGAGAACCTGAGTGATTATACTGATCCCTTTATATTCAGCAATCTAAAAGACAGAGAAATTGTTAAAGTGAATGGTGATAAAGAAATAATCGAGTCGTCTTTATATGGGAATGAAAGATATGATGATTTCAATGACAATTATATTAGATTGGATTACGGAAAAAATCGATTAAAAGTGACCGGAAAATGCAAACTGAGATTCACTTTCAGATTTAAGTATCGGTAAGAAGGTGAAAAATTGATAACTATTCGCAAGGATGCAGAGATAAAAAACATACGCTTATCCCTTGCTAAGCCAGATAAGACTAAAATAGCCAACATTGATGAAGTTCTGAATCCAACTGTAACTTTAAATCATGGAAGCAGCGTTCACGAACTCTCCTTCTCTATTCCGCTTAAGGCCACCTATGATGGGGTCATTAAAAGGAATCATGTTGTAGATTTACTAAAACCCTGGTACCTAATTAAAACTGAGTTCTATGGGCTTGCGATTTGGTTTATTATCACAAAAAGAACCAAGTCTTTCAGCAGTGAAATGGATACTGTACAAGTTGAGTGTAGATCTCTTCAACATGAATTGAGCAGAATAAGCGTTCTTAAATATGAGGAGACATCTAAAAATCTGCAGGAAGTAGTTACAGACTGTTTAAAGAATACCAGTTGGACGGTTGGATACATAGATACTCTCTTTAACGTAAAACGAAGACAGTTTGATGTATCATCAACTAACAAGCTTGATTTTTTATATTCAATCTGTGAGAAGTTCGATGCAGTTCCAGTCTTTGATACAGTAAAAGAAACTGTAAGCTTTTATAAAGAATCAGACATTTCGAAATACAAAGGCCTCAAACTGAACCCTCGGCAATATATGATTAGCATGGACGATTCTGATGATGCAGACGAATTGGTAACAAGACTGTATGCTACTGGAAAAGATGGCATAAGTATTAATTCCGTGAACCCGACTGGCCAATCGTACATTGATGATTTCTCTTATTTCCTCTTCCCCTTTCAACGTGACGAACAACGAAATGTAATTTCCCACAGTGCCTATATGCCAGATGAACTTTGTCATGCAATTCTTGATTATAATGATCTTGTTAATAGCGAAGGAAATGCGTTTAATAAACTTCTCACCCAAAAGAACGAAGCTGAAACTGGTTTAACCGAATTGAATAATGAGCTTTACACACTTGATCTAGAAGTCCAAAAGTTATTAGATCGAATTGAAATTGCGAAGAAAGCTGGAGATGACACAAGTCAACTAAAAGCTCAACTTGCCGTAAAGCAGAAAGCAGTTGCAGAAAAGAAAAACCAAATTGCTACGATTGAATCAACAATTTCTCAAATATCTGCTTCAATTTCTAAGCTTAAAGAAAAGCTTTCTTTTGAGAACAATTTTAGTGAAAATCAGCAAAAACTGCTCTCACGTTTCATTTCGACAACTGAGTGGTCAAATGACAGCATCTATGATGAGAATGAACTTTATGATGATGCCAACGAAGAACTCGAAAGTCGTAATACACCGCCAGTGAATGTAACACTCGATATTGTAAACTTTTTTAACTGTATTAGTGAAAAACATAACTGGGATAGGTTCAGTTTAGGAGACATAGTACGCGTTCAACAGAGTGATTTAAATACCGATATTAAAGCCATTCTTTCAGCAATAACAATTGATTTTGAACAATCAAATATTAGTGTCACAGTTACAAATGGAAAAAGAGTTCAATCTGATTTTGAGAAAGTCATTAAGACCGTTTACAGAACAAACAAAATAAGTACTGAATTAAACAAAAGAAAGATTGAATGGGACAAAGTAACTGAAAACTTCAATATTCGAAATGACAGAATCTCAGTGCAGCCAGCACCCCCTGTTATTGCTTCTGACGGCACGGCAATTACCCATAAGGTAAATGATAACGGGTCAGTTGATATTACCATTCAGTGGAACTATGTTGATTCCAATGAAGACAAATACAACATTGATGGGTTTGAGGTTTACTTACACGGTAGTGATGACAATGAGGAGTACACATTTGGCTCTGTGCAAGCTAGTGAAAATTTACAAAATGTTAAATATGACAGGCGAACAGCTACTTTTACCGGATTGCCTTCAAATATGTACTATACAATTGGTGTTCAAGCATATCGAAGAGTAGATGCGGATATCGATATTAATCAAATTCTTCTTTCGGATATAGTTAAGTCAAATCATCCTTCTGAAAACCCCTACCTCCCTTCTCCATCTATTGAAGTAAAAGGAAGCCTTAGTGGAAAAGTTAATGGTCTCTATACAATCTCCACGGAAGTTAAGCCAGAAAATCCTGAGACAGGGACAATTTGGATTAATCCTCAGAATAATAAGCAAGAGCTATTTAACGGAGAAGAATGGATCGTCTCATCTGCGGGTTCAGCAGAATCCCTAAATGGTTTTACAGCTTCGACAGCTACCTCGCCAAATTCGATACCAGTGCGAAATGAATCAGGTATTATTAGTGGTTCAATAGACGGTAATGCAGAGTTGTTAGGTGGACGAGCTGCATCTGATTATGCATTAGCTGAAAACATCCCCATTCCTCCCAAGTTTGCAAAGGGTATTTATATAGGAGACGGTACTCCAAGTAAACAAATCCCCCTCTCCTTTACCCCAGATTTAGTCAAAATAACTCCAATTTCTACAGAAGACAGTCAGCTAATTATTGAGAGTCCTGATGGAGGTTATGCATATCAATGTACAGAGTCCGGTCTCTCTCTAATTGGCGGAGACCTGAGCTATGGTGCATTAAGAAACAATCTTTTCCTCACAGGCTCAGATAACAACTGCAAAGGAAATAAATTAAACGTTAAATATCTCTGGGAAGCTTACCAACAAAATTAACGGAGGTGAATTAAACTGGCTGATTTTGCTGAATTATATAATGATCCAATATTAAGCAAAAAGAGAATAGGTTCTGTTGAAGACCCCTATCTAACTTATAGCGAGACATTAACTGTATACAACGGAAGAGCACTCCTAACTGAGATTCCTAACAGAGAGTTTCGTGTAGAAGTTATTGGAGATAAGAAGGAATGGCGAGAAATTGAAGATGGTGAACTAGAAGACAATTATTTTAAGGTTGACTACCTTATGGGAGTTGTCTTTTTTAATGCTTCAAATGAAGGGAAATCGCTAACCTTTAATTATAGTGGTGAAGGAGCTTCCTTCTTCCCTGCCTCTCGAATTTGGATTAAACGCCAAGGCAATATGGTTATTGAGACTCTACAAGGACTTATCGATGATGCTGAAGACACAATAATTCGGATGAATGAGCGAATTGCTGAATGTGAACGAGTAACAAAACGATGCATCGAAATAACAAACTGGTGTAGACAAGCAACTTCTGATTACGAGTATGTAGTTGAGAACACTAGAAAAATATATTTGCCGATGGTTTATACATATCAAGATTTAATGGATACTTACCCAAATCCTCAAATTGGGTGGGTTGTTACTATTCGAGATACCGGTATTGAATATCGCTGGGATGGTTTTGACTGGATTAATATTAGCATTTCAGACCAATTCGATGGTTATAACGTTGTTTCAAGTTATATTGAACCTTACAATATTCGAACAGTGTGGCTGAGGACAAATAGCCCGCCTAGCAAAAAAAGAGTAAAACCTTCTAAAGATGCACCTGACGGTAGCATGGTTTGGATAAGGAAAGGATAAGGAGGAACATTATTGAGTGACAATCTAATTCCAGTAAATACAATGGGCTATTATGATGAAGAAACCAAACAATGGGTACCTATTGACGCTGTAGCTTTAAAATCAGAGAATTATAGGTTTACTGCAGATGACATCAGTCAGAAATTTAATAAAATTGGCGATATAGACGCTATTAAAGCCACAGGAAACACACTGTCTGAAAAGATTATTAATGAATTTAATTATAGAGGAATCAATATTTCCTGGTTAGGAGCCAAAGGCGATGGGACAACTGATGACTCTAGTGTGTTTTCTTCCATAGAATCGACTTACCAAGATAAAGTGTTTGATTTGGCAGGTAAAACATATGTCGTTAATAGCTTTCCGAATAAAAATAAATACTTGAACGGTTACTTTATCATTGACGGAAATAAATATTTCTCTGGATATGTATCATCGTTTCAAACAGGAAATTCAAATATCATCATCGGGAACAATGCTGCTAAAAACTTCCGACCAGGAGATCAATATAAAGGTATTGCAGGTCATAATATTATCGCTATCGGTGAAAATGCACTTTCAAATGCAAGTGAATACACTAAAAACACTACAGCAATAGGAGCCGGAGCACTATTTAATAATAAATATGGCGTTTATAACTTGGCCATTGGTTTACAAAGTCAATATTATGTTACCGGTGTACAAGGAGATGCTTTCAAAGGGACTCGGAATACATCTGTGGGCGATAATTCTATGCGCTTTAACAAAGACGGGTATTCTAACGTCGCTATGGGTAGAAACGCTTTACAGACAAATGAAAAGAGTCTTTGGAACACTGCTTTAGGTGCTGCTGCAATGTCTGGGTATGCCCCATTAAACCTGGACAGTAAAACAATTATAAATAATTCCCCTCAAACGGCCGGATACCAAGTTGCAGTCGGAACTAACTATGGGTTTAGTCCCCTTCTCTCTTTTTTGTGCTCAAATTTAATTTAGGAGAGATGTTTAATATGGCTATTAAAGCGAGACAAATGTTAGTATCCCCAGAGAAATATTCAATCAAATGTCCATATGCATTATCTGCTTCATTCATCACTTTTCACAATACATACAACGACGCACCAGCGCAAAATGAAGTTAGTTATATGATCGGCAACAATAATGAAGTTTCTTTTCACTTTGCTGTAGATGATAAAGAGGTTGTTCAAGGGATTCCTACAAATCGTAATGCATGGCATACAGGTGATGGATCAGGTGTGAATTCAGGAAACCGGACTTCTATCGGTGTTGAAGTTTGCTACTCTAAATCTGGTGGAGAGCGCTATAGAAAAGCTGAAGCGTTGGCTATTAAATTTATTGCACAACTCCTTAAAGAACGTGGCTGGGGCGTGGATCGAGTTAAAAAGCATCAAGACTGGTCTGGCAAATACTGTCCGCATCGAGTTCTTGATGAAGGACGTTGGAATGCTGTTAAATCTGCTATTGCTGCTGAATTGAAAGCACTCGGTGGAAATACTTCTTCCTCATCTTCAAAGCCAACAAAAGTCGTTAAAACAAATGGGTCTTATGTTAAGAATACAGTTATCGCAGACAGTCTTAATGTGAGAACCCAGCGCAATGCAAACTCCTCTATTGTACTTACCCTCCCTAAAGGCTCCACTGTCCAATATCAAAAAGGATCAACTCAAAACGGTTGGGGATATATCAAATATACAAACTCTAAAGGTGCTACATACAGTGGTTACGTCAATGTGAAATACATTAAAAGTGATGGTGAACTTGGGCAATCAACCCCAAAGGCCAAACCCACTTCTAAGCCTAATAGCAGCGGAATCAAATCTGTAGGCGAAATTAAGATTGTCGGTGTAAAGAGCGCTGCAATCGTAATGGACAGACCGGATAAAAATAAAGCGAAGAACCTTGGCACAGTAACTCTGGGTGATACGCTCAGCATTTCTGGTTCAGTTAAAGGTAAAAACAATTCCAATGGCTACTGGGAAGTTATTTATAAAGGTAAACGTGGATATATCTCGGGACAGTTTGGATCAACAATCTAATTATATTCAATTTTCTCGGAGGATGTTTATTTCAATATGTTTCAGTAAATATCCTTTTCTATGGTACTAAGGTGGTGAACATTTTATGGAAATGGATATAACACAATATTTAAGTACCCAGGGGCCATTTGCTGTTTTATTTTGTTGGCTACTTTTCTACGTAATGAAAACTAGTAAGGAAAGAGAGTCGAAACTTTATAATCAAATCGATTCTCAAAACGAAGTACTGGGTAAATTCAGTGAAAAGTACGATGTTGTAATTGAAAAGCTGGATAAAATCGAACAAAATTTTAAGTAGGAGGAATTCAATGTTTGAGAATATTGATAAAGGCACAATTGTTAGGACTCTTTTGCTCGCAATAGCTTTACTCAATCAAATAATGGTGATGCTGGGTAAAGCAGCATTCATCATTAACGAAGAGGACATAAATCATTTATATGATTGTTTATATACAATTTTCACTATCGTCTTCACAACCAGTACTACTACCGCAGCATGGTTCAAAAACAATTACATAACTGCAAAAGGAAAAAAACAAAAACAAGTTCTAAAAAAAGAGAACTTGTTTAAATAGCTTTTTTTTCGGATTACCTGTGTAACCCTCCCTCTTACAAGGCGGGTTACTTCTTTTTCAATTATATACATGTTGATTTTGTTTTAATTTCTTGCTTTTGATAATTAATTTCAGTCCTATACCAAATATCAATGCAAAACATACTGAACTCATTAAGGGTAATGTAATAAAGCCTAGATACTCTACTTCAATTTTTGCGCAGCTGTTGGTTCCAATTTCACATACGACACTTTTGCTTTGTGTAAGTTGGATAATATAATGATAAAACGCAATAATCAATCCAATTGATGAAAGGAAAACAACATAAAATATCGAATTAAGATCTTTTTTTAATAAGCCTATTAGTAAGATAATAGGTATAGGATATAGAAATATTCTTTGATACCAACATAGAACACATGGTTTGAAATGCATGATCTCACTGTAGAATAAACTAGCCATTGTGCCAAAGAAAGAGAGAAAAAACAGTAATAAAAAAAATGATTTTACATATCTTGTATTCATACTTCAATTCCTTTCAGGACGTGTTCAATATTGTGGAGTGAGTTGGCAAGATATTGTTTAATTTCTTTTTTCATATTATCATTTTTAATTTCCTCTGATATTTCTTTTACTCTTTCCCAATTTTCGAGTTGAATATTAAGGCTTATTAAAATTCTTTTAAAGTGATCTTTTGTTGTATTTATAGCACTGTATCTCTCGTCTGTAAGAGCTTCATCAATCATATTGCTTAAAGAAGTAAGTTTATTTTGCATATCTACTAACAAAATTGCAGATCTAAAGTAATCAACATCAACACATCTTGGATATTCAGTTTCCAATATATCCAAATATAAAGTTAAGTCAACATAATTATTTCTCTGCAATAATAAAGTACATAATAGCACTAAAGCATCTATAAAATGTCTTTGATCATTAAATTTTTTATAGTTGTTTATTGATTTTTTCAGATAATCAATTGCTTCTTCATCGTTATCAAGTAAATGTAGTTCTCTGCCGAAAAAGAATAACCATTTTGGGTTTTCGGGCTCCAATCTTAACATTTCTTCTGTGAGATTTATATTCCTTCGTGTTTTTGATTTTATATTATTCTCTGAAGGATTATATCCATTATGGTAAACCTTAAGGTTCACAATGAAATTAAAAGGTAGACTATGATTATAATTCATAGGTTCTTCATGCACTTTCCCATGAAATTTAACTTTACCATTGAGCCGAAACATTCTTCGTGTATCAGAATATAGATGTCCAGTATATTCTTCTATATATGGACTAACTACACAATCAATAGAAAAAAACTCTAAAACTCTAGCTACTTTAGCTATTTTCCCTTTGTTTTCTTTAGAGTATAAATTATCTGCATCAATAAAATAAATCCATTCGGAAGTAGCATACTCTATAATTTTATTTCTAGCATAGGAAAAATCATTCTTCCACTTTTCATATTTAATTTCAACATCAGGAAAATCACATTTAATAATATCAACGGTATCATCAGTGGAGTATGAATCTAGAACAATAATCTCGTTAAAATCATCTTTAACACTATTTAAACACTTTTTAATTCTCTTGCTTTCGTTATAAACTATAATACCGCATGTTATTGTAGGAGTATCTGATTTTTCATAACCTGCAACCAAAGATTGAATTGACATCACATCAATATCTTTTTCATATTCCATTATATTAACCAACAATGACAAATCTGAATACAATAAAGAATCGGCATAGCCTTTCTTTAATTCCAAATAAATATCACTCAGTTTCATTATCTATCACCATTTTTATCAAAGAACTTTTCTATTTGACTTGCACTTCTATAGCCCTCTAACCGATCTTTTTCTTTGCCATCTTTGTAATAGAGAATCGTTGGAGTTTTATTCAAATTATATTTATCTAAAAATTCAGTGTTATAATTTTCCTTTTCTTCGATATTTAAAGCCTGTACTTTTAACTTTTCTTTTTTAATTACTTCATTTAACTCAGGTTTTATTTCTTGACAAGGAGGACAACTTGTCTCATAAACATAAATAAATTTAGGTTTTTTAGAGTCTACTTCTTTTTGATATTGAGTTAAATTTATATCATTATAAAAAGGTTTTTCGCTACCTGTAGAAACATAAACGAAAATACTAATGGCTGCTGCTATTAAAACAAGAAATAAAACAATCCACTTTTTCATATAGAATACTCCTTATTTTCCGAGTAGCTCGACTCTATAATCCTATTGTTTCTGAATACTAATTTTTTATTGTATTTGAAGTTACTTGGGTCATTATGAGTTATAAGAATAATTAAACAATCCATCCTGTGTAAGGTTTCATAAATCAATTTTGTGTTATCCGGATCAATGTTAGATAATGACTCATCTAAAATTAATACTTGTGGTTGATGTAAAATTGCTCTTGCTAATGCTAACCGTTGTTTTTGTCCTGTAGATAGATTGGAACCGTTTTCAGACAATTTATAACTGTACTGCTTGTCCAAGTTACAAATGAATTCATGACATTGGGACATTATACACGCGTTTTCAATTTCGTTCTGATCAAAATTCTCTCCCATGCAAAGATTCTCTTTAATAGTTCCCTTAAAAAGAAAAGGATTTTCGTCAATATATACAATCCTTTTTCTTATTGATAAATGATCGTATCGATTAATATCTAATCCATTTAAATAAATTGACTTATCGGGTACTTTATACAATTTAGACAAACTTTTTGCAAACGTACTTTTTCCAGTACCACTTTCTCCAATAATAAGGACTTTATCCTTTCTGTCTAATATTAAATTAATATCTTCAACTATATAACGCATTGGGTCTGCCCCAATATTAAGATTAACTGTTTTGATATTCTGAATAAAATCAAGTTCAGTTAAATTCTCATAGCTATCTTGCTGAACTGGATAGTTTACTACGTCAAAAAATCTTATGGAAGCAACATGTGCCTGCTGAAGATCTGATTGCATACTCAATATACGATCTAGTGAACTTAGCAAAAAGGCTGCTAATGTGTTTATAAATAGCAGTGTACCCAAACTCATTGAATCATTTAGAACTTGTCTTGTCCCAACCCATAGGATAATTATTGAAAAAGAGTTTTGAATTAATCCTTTTAGTATTTCATTGCTAATAACTGCCTTTGCTACACTAAAGGTTGAATTTAATTGTTTATCATATGTAAGATGAAATTTTTCTAAAAAAAACGAGGTTTTATTTAAAGAATAAACAGTTGTCATATTCTTTAGAAAATTAATTAAAAGAGAGGTAGATTTAGCCTTATCCTCCATCAGTTTTTGATTTTTCTTTTTAAGATGATCAAAAAACAAAATCGCTAGACATGAAAGTAGCAAAATCGGGAGAATAATTGTTAAGAAAAGAATGTTATTTGTTCTATATAAAATAACTCCTAATCCCAGTATTAAAATTATATCAATTATTGCAGTAACAAAGTTAGCACTAAAAAAGTCTTTAATATATATACCATCATTGAATCGAGAAATTACCTCTCCATCTTCTCTGTTTTCAAAAAAATTAATAGGTAATTTTGTTACTTTATTAAAATAAACATTTGACATCTCTTTATCAACTTTGTAAGACAATTTTATTATCAAATATGATCTTACAAAATCGAAGATGCACCTTATTAAGACCATACTTATGAATATTAAAGTGATTGTGATTAAAGATTCTCTTAAGCTTCTTGGGATAATTAGGTCAACTAGAAACTTTATATAAAACGACCCAGCTACAGCAAGAGCTACAACGAACAAGGAAGTCAATAAAATCACAAAAACGATTAATTTATTTCTAAAAAGTATGTCCTTAAAAAAGTAAGAATGTTTTTTTTGATCTTTTTCTTTTTCAGGAATTGACTCTTTGTCAATTTCTAATATAAAGTTTGTGAATTCACTCTCAAAATCCTCTTTTTTTATTTTAGTTATTTTGTCTTTATCAGGATCACTAACAAGTAAATAGTTATTTCTAATTTCGTATATTGTTATGTAATGTCCATATTCCTCCCCTTCTAACAAAGCTATACAAGGGAGCTTTATTTGTTTTAGGGCTTCGAATGTCTTATTTTCTTGCAATTCAAGTGGCCTAGTTTTTATCCCCATCTTCTTAAAAATAACAATTAAGTCTCTTAAACTATAGCCTTCCTTATCCCCAATTAGGTCTAGTAAGAAATCAATTCCATAGTTAAGGTTATGAAACTTTAAAACTGACGAGATACAAGCTAGTCCACAATCATGACTATTAAACTGTTTAGTATGAACATATTTCTTTTTCTTATTCAATTTCAATCCCCGCTTTAAATATGAGGGAATATTTAAAATATTCCCTCTACAAATGTTTTATCTGCAGAATTGACGATAGTTTTGACAAGCAACAGCTCCGCCACCACAACCAATTGTACCGCCACTAGCACATTGTAGCCACAACGCAGCACACTGAGCTTTTCCTAATCCACTACCTTTTTGGTTTTCGAGTTCCTCTAGTTTAACTTCTTTAAATAGCTTTTCCACTTGTAAAACCTCCCCATTTGTTTGCAATCCGGATTACATTTTTAATATAAAGGAAGATAAATCTAAATTCAACCATATTTTTTATTTTTTTTGAAAATTATAAGGAAACTTGTTCATAAATCATAGAAAAAGACCTTTATTACCTATCAATAAACAGAATTGGTTGTAATGCACTAAACAAAATTGACTATTATGGATTTATTTTGAATTAATAATGTTAAAAATTTAGGTAAATTTTTAATAATTATAGATACAAAAAAGTACCTTCTATTGTAAGAAGGTACTTTTTTTATGTTCAAACACTAACCCTTTTATACTTTTGAATAAATTGTTGAGCTCCATTTAAAAAAACTAGAAAACGCTTATTTGTAGTTTCAATAACAATTCTATCTGGTTGAGCATATGGCATACCAATTTTATAATCGATATTATCTGCAACTCCATACTTGTCTGACTCTTTAATACTAACTATTTGATTAATTGGAATTTCTGTTTTAGATAAACCAAATTTTAAGACTAAGCATTTTTCATCAAAACTATAACGTGTATTTAGGAAAACAGTAAAAATAAAGAAAAGTGCTAATAAAATGATTATCATAACTACATATTCCATATAATCACTCTCTCTTATGTTTTTATATAATTTTACCATGTTTTTTAAGTTTTTAAAACAAAAAAACTTAAAGCGATGTGTTATATAAGTTTAAATTTATCTTAACTCTTATGCCCACCTGTTAATCCAGCTCTATGAAGCGCTGTCCCTGCAGATGTATAAGAAACTGCTCTCAGAATCGCTTTCGATCCGTATTTACTTCTAATCCCATCCATTACAAACCCAAGTTTCCTTCTCTTTTCATTATCTACTTCAAATAAACTCAGCTGCTGATTCACATCATCCTCAATATTTGATAACGTAACTGAGATACTTCTCACAGTCTTACCTGAGTAAAACTTATTAAAGAGTATCAAGCAGCATTTATAAATATCCATCGTGATATTTGTGGGAAGCTCAATTGTTTTAGATCGATGAAATCCGCCACCAAGCTCATCTTTACTGTAACCAATTCCCAGGCTAATTGTTCGACCAACTTTGTTGTGTGTACGAGCCCTTCTTGCGACTTCTTCACAAATCTCCAGAAGAACAGCCTTAATCTCTTCTCTCCTTGTGTAATCCCTCAGTAAAATCTGACTCTTACCGAAACTAATCTGCCCCTGCATCAATGGAGCACCTATTTCAGATAAATCGATTCCATGGGCATGATAATACAACTGGTTCCCCATTATTCCAAATTTCTTCTCAAGTAGCTCTAATGGAAATTTGGCTAACTGACCTACTGTTGATATTCCCATCCGATTCAGATTTCTTTCCATCCTCCCTCCTATCCCCCACATTTTTGACAACGGATGAACATTCCAGAGTTTATTTGGCACATCTTCATATCTCCAACGTGCAATACCACTCTTCGTTTTCTTACTTTCCAGGTCAAGCGCAAGCTTACTTAGCAACATATTGTCTCCAATGCCTACAGTACACATCAAACCGAACTCTCTCCACATACTGCTTTGAATTGCTTTGGCCATTTCTTCAGGATCTTCTTTTCCTGCATCTAAAAAAGATTCATCAATTGAATACGTATGAACACATTTTTCTGGCACAAATCTGTAAAACAGCTTTGTAATCTCAGTTGAAACTCTGATGAAAAGCTTCATTTGCGGATTTACAATGTGTATTCTTGGATCTTCAGGTATCTCGAACAATCTCGACCCTGTTTTGATTCCAAAATCTTTTTTAAGTGCAGGAGATGCAGCTAATACTACACTTCCCTGTCTCTCCGTATTCCCTACAACGGCAAGATAACATGTTAAAGGATTAAGCCCCCTTGTTACAGCCGATACAGAAGCATAAAAGGATTTCATATCGACACAAAGTATATTCTTTCGTGGAAATTGTGAGTAATCAATCATTGTATGTAACTCCTATGATGTCATTCATGTTGATATAAACTGTATTGTCATTCTGGTCTTTTACATGAAGCCTGTGTTGTTCAAAATTAATGTAATGGACTCTGCCGGTGACATTTTCAACGAATCCATTGTTAAAGAGTTTAAATCTCAACTCTTTATTAAATTCAAGTGCCTCGGAGACGAGAAGATCCATCTCTTCAATTTGTTGGTCATCTAAGGATGGTTTTTCAATTTTTGACACATCAATCAAATCTTGTTTAAGTTGTGTTAAATGTTCTGGAAGCATCATTGATGTCCATTTGATTGTTCCTCGATCCCTAAGCATATCGACTCACTCCTTTATTGATCTAATATTAACAGAACAAACGTTCTTTATTCAATATAAAAGAGAACAAAAGTTCGATGTAAATGTTGGTAATGAATCGATACTATGACAATTTAAACGTGATACACTTATTAACAAATGGATAAGTTAATTGAGGAGATGAAGTAATGTCATTGATTAGCAAACTAACAAGCAAAAAACAAAAAGACAAGGAATTTAAAAATATCCTTGCTTCTATAGAGCCATTAAAAGAAGATTACTATACCCTGAGTGGTAATCTTCCTTTTTCAAAAGAATATTCTTGAAAATCAATACGATTCAAGTTTAGTGGGTGTTGCTTTTGATTACTTAGCAAGGTTTAGAATTGGACAATTCACGAATAAAGAGGAGGCAAGAGATCATTTAATTGCCTATAAGGGACTGAGGAAATTAAGTAACAAAACTAAGAACTATTCGCTCACGGATACTTTCTATATACCCTTAATAAACGACATTTTAGACTTTATCAGAAGTGAGTCGAAAATTTCTCCAGATATATGTCAAATAGCATTAAAGCTAGCCAAACTAGAACAGCTATACAGATCTCGAACAATTGGAGAGACAAATGTTGATTTTTATACTTGTATAGATTCTTCTGATGAAATAGTCAATGACCTAATAAGCCTGCTAGAGGTTTTCGAAAATAAGTTCATAAACAGTGGCATATTAACAAAAAACAGCGAAGTTGTTTTTAACCCTTCTTTTGGCATTAGCTCACCATTAGTAGGCGGTGCAGACGCAGATATTTGGATTGATGGGACGTTGTATGATTTTAAAACAACGAAAAAGAACTCTTTGGATAAAAATGATAACCTTCAGTTGATCGGCTATTTTATATTAAATGAACTCGCTCAAGAAGTTCACGCTGCAATAGGAGCGCCTCCCCTATTAGACATAGATAGACTGGGTTTTTATAAAGCAAGGTATGGAGAGATTGAATTTTACGATATAGAAAAATTGATTACAAAAGAAATGCGCGACCAAACATTAGTTGAATTGGCTAAATACTTTAGTAAAAATCCAGGTAAGTTAAATTTAGTTCATGACCCTTTCTTTGTAGAGGATGCAAAGGAGGTTCTAAAATCAATTAGTGCACGGGGAATTTAGAGATACGTTCTATCCAATCTTAAAACATATGATTCATATTGGTAATTTATTGTGAATTTTTAACGACAAGGGGATTTATGTATAGTATAATATTTCCTGTACATTAAGTTTGCTCACTCAAGGGAGTCTTGCTCATCCCCTAATGAAAGGGGGTGATGCTAATGTCAACATTTCAAGCATTAATACTCATGCTTGCATTTGGGTCTTTTATAATTGCCCTGTTGACGTATATAAACAAAAAATAGACCTCCCTTGAGCCCTCAGAAAGTTCAGGGAATGGTCTATCTCAACTAAGAACCAATGAGCAAGCCCTTTGATGGGCAGCTTTTTGTACAGATCCGGGGTGTTGGTAGCACCCTGGTCTTTTTTATTTTATGCATTTCATTAAACAAAATGCAAAAAATAATTATATAATTGTATCATTAACCTAATTATAACCATATAAAAATGGTATTTGCAATACTATTGCTTGGTGGATAAAACCATTATTTTATTGAATTGTGGATGCTTACTTCTGCAACATCTCATACAATTGCAATACTTTTGTTTAGTTGTCTAAACTAACTTTCAATGCATCAGCTAGCATGACGTTAAAATCATCAAATTTGTTCATCGGCGTTCCAGAGGGTTTATCAAGCTCTAGGTACTCATTTTCAATTACATCTAAGCAATACCAGGCTGTATCTGAATCACCAAAAAACAGATATTTTTTCTGCTCATCATTTTCGTGCCACTGTTCATTTGTTTCAATAAAACCATAAACTTCTTCATCATTTTCTTCTCTCAGTAATTCTTGATCCAATCCATAGATCACCAAGCCATTAAAATCTAATCCGTTTACAGTTTGAAGAAATTTTTTATATCCTGAAGGAATTTCATTTACAGGGAACTTACCTAATACCGCTTCTTCAAAATTTCTTATTTCTTGGTCTGTAACAGGAGAATTTAATTCATCTCCATACTTTGCTTCAGTTTTTCGAATTTCCTCTAATAAATTTACCCACATAATACCGCCCCCTTATTTCTCACTTGGATATATCTCACCATTTGGAATAGGCCAATTAATCTTCTTTGTTTCCCCCGGTGTCAAACCTTTTGTTGACGAATTTTGCTCATTAGTTATTGCTTTATGATAAGGGTCATTTTTGATCAAAATCAAGTTATCCATGTCGTTTGTGCCACCGTCATCTAGAGGAAGCTTATGGTGAACTTGATATCCTTTTGGATTCAACCCATCCTTCATTCGGGCAATATCCTTATCTGTTAAGCCAGCTTTCTTAAGTTTCTTAACTTTATTGGGATCATTTGATAGATCTTTTAAGAATTGTTTTTTTATAGAACTGTTGAACTTTCTTCTAAGTTTTGCTGTTTCTTCTGGACTTCTCTTTGTGTAGCTAATTTCCTTAACTTTAACACCTTTTAAAAGAACCTGTTCACCTTTTAGTGTTCCTACAAAATCATCGCTACCAGCCGATTTATAAAGCACACTGTTCTTCTCGTCTATCGCTTCTTTCAATATTGATGTGTTTTTCACATTGTGAGTATTCTTTATATCCTGAAGGATGCCTGCATACGCCAATTGATTATTATTTAATGAAATAGAATTAATGAAGGTTTTTCCTTTATCAATTCCAGTCTTTACGCTATTAGTAATTGCTTTTTCTCCAGCCCCTAAGACTTTATCGACCTTGGCTGCTCCAGTTGTAGCTAACTTACTTGACCCTTTAAGAATAGAGCCTCCACCTTTTAATCCAACAAGGCTTCCAACAGCATAAGTTATATAGTGTGCTCTCGAATAAGCATCACCATTAACCATTTTATCATTCCAGGAATCAGATAAGTCTTTCCAAATAATTTTAGCATAAGTAGGTGTTTCAATTATGGTACCAGTTATTTTTAATAGCTTCTGCTCATCAGAAAGCTGTGAAAATTCCCAAGTACCAACTGCTAAGTCTTTGGCACCAACTACCGTATCCTTAACGACATCATATGCAGCTACACTTACTCCTTTAATAATATCCCAAGTGATCTCTCCTGCTTCTTCTAGCTGCTTTGCTTGTTCAATTTGCATTGCTAGCTGTACTTGAGACGGCTCCAGATTCTCGTAGCCTACTTTCTTAGCAATCTCTAAATACTCATCTGGGTCAGATACACCGTCATTAAGTTTTTTCTTTAATTCCTTGATTTCACGTTCCTTTGCTTCTTCTTTCTTCACACTTAAGTAAGCTTCAGAATGCTTTTCAATTCCGCCTTTTTTCTTATGTATGTCGCTTTCTCTATACGCTTTGGCATTATAGTGAATAGGTGTAGCGTTCTTCCCTTTGCCTGTTGATTCCTGCAGCTTTTGAAAATCTTGCTGGATGAATTGTTCGTTTGGCTCAGTCTCAGCGTACTCTGTTTTTAAATCCTCATCAAGCTTGTTTAGCTTATCGATTGTTTTTTCACGTTTGTCATCTGCAGAAGAAAGTTTGTCTTTGAAGTCTTCTGTTGAGAATATATCAAGGGGGAGAATATCATTGATGTCATTCAGAATGTCTTTCATCGCTTTCTTCTGTTCAGACATAATGGATTTTGATTTTGTATAAGCGTTAGCCAACTCGTGCTCTAAAAAGGATTCTTCTATGTAAGCATCAGACATCTTAGCATCTTCAAGTTTTGCAGAGATGCTGCTTAAGAAAGCAATCTTCATGTCAATTAAATCAATCCATTGATCAGTAACACCGACATGATCATGATAAAATGCTTTAATGTTGTCAGCACCCTTCCCGGAAAACTCGCTGTCATCTAGGTCAGCTACGTCTTTGAACGCTTTTCTTAGCTTAACCATTTGCGATCTTAGTTCCTTGTACTCTTTGGTTCTTTTATCCGCTTCAGAGAGTAGTGAATCAGCTTCAAAAACCTTCATATCATTCTCCTTTCATGCTTACTCCATATAAATTTTACCACAAATCCCCATGTTAGCACCTAACACACAACCAATTAACCTAGGAATTTACAACTTTAAATGTTTCTTAACTCTCTAAAAATCAATTGTAATTTTTAGGTCATTTGATATGATCCTGTCTGGAGGTGGGATAATATGTAATTATTTACAACAATTTAACACTTGTTGATTATTCATTTGTTAATAACACAGAAAAAGGAGATGATTGTTTATGAAAAAGTTTTTAAAATGCTTTGGATTAACCGCTCTAACTGTTGTTTTACTTCTTTCTGGACTCTTCACACATGAAAAGAAAGTAGCTGCAAGTGAATCATCTGGCAAAACAAGCATCCAAGGAATCGACCTTACCCAACGTATTTCTTCAGTTAATGGAATAAAGCGATTCAGTGAAACAAGTTCCAAAAAAGAGATCACTGGCACCTCTAGCAAACTAGCTAAAATTGCAAAAGAAGAAGGACTCGATGTAACAGATTCCTATCAAACATATATAGCCTACGACAAACAAGGAAACAAACTTTCATCAGGAAACGTTACAAGTGAGAACCAACGAAAAACCCTTGAAAAGAAAGCTGGGAATGTAGTTTATCTCGGTCATACTTTTTTAGGTGGAAAGGTCAATAAAGTAATTCATGGAGTAGAGGTTACAAAAGTTGTTGGAACACCTCCTGCAACTCTTGAAGTTCAACAAGCTCTATGTAAAAGTGGTTATTACAACAAACAATTTACATGCCCCCACGTAATAAGAAAAACTTTCGTTGCACGTCAAATAAAAAAAGGCGCGGAAGTACATCAACTGCTTAATGTGAATGCTTCAGCCTTTTGGAAGTATTCAGGAAGCGCTATCGCAACTTGGGCAGGAAGACCCCCTTCCATTAGAACTTTAACTTGGACAGAAGGTCTATACCTTACAAACAAAAAAGGCATGTTCTTCCCTGTCTATACTGACAAACAATCAGGATTAAATCTATTAGCACCATCACATGTTTTCTGGAAGAAGATTCCCGCAGAAAAAAGAGTTAAATGGGGAACTAAAGAACGTACAGCCTATAGAAATTGGTACGATAAGAAATATGGCAAAAAAACTTGGACTAAGTTTGAAATCCACCATCAACTTCCAAGGGAATATGGCGGTGGAAATATGACTGGGAATTTAATTCCTTTGGATAAGAGCTTCCACAGAACAGAAGTCAATCCATGGTGGGCTTCTTACTAATTAAAAATAATAAAGGACTCTAATTAGAGTCCTTTACTCATCTATGTTTTCAAAATAAGCTTTAACATCTCTTTCAACTTCCCAGTACTTATTTCCGTTCGAACTTAAAAGTCGATCAAACCAAATTTCAAAATTCGCTTTTAAATCCACTGCTTCATCAAAATGATCAATTGAATCCAAATAAAATAGGTAATCTAAGTCCCCTTTTTCATATCTATTTGAATCTATAACATACCTTCCATCAAAATGATATCCAATCAAAAAACACTTTTCTGGTAGGTCTTCTGTTTCATTGTATTTCATAACATCTTCAATACTGAGTATTTCGATTCCATCAAGAAACTCCAAACCATTATGTAGAGCTAGGAACTCCTTATAATCTTTGGGTAAACTTACATTGAAATGTGATTCTAATTTTCTAATTTCTTCTTCTGTTGCAGGTTCATTAAATTCAAATGTGGCATCTTCTAATACGAAACCACCTGGTTGAATCATTGGAAAAGTGCCATACTTAGAAACAGCTTCTTTAATACCAGCAAGTGTCAAATGAATAAGTTTGCCTTCTTCCATATCCCATCCCCCTATCAACAATTATCTAGATTTTACCATGTCATACAGCTATAAGGAAAGCATTACTAATAGGACATCACTTGGTTATTAGGAAACAATTTTACTCATAATAGAAGCAGCATTAGTGGTGAACAAAATGTAAGTGTTATTTGCTGTTTTAATCACTATCCTATCCGTAGAGCCATAAGGAAATCCAATCCTTACTGCACTTTTTTCCTCTCCTCCATAGTTTGGATCAAGAAAAACATCATTGATTTCTTTGATTGGAATTTCAATTCTGGATAGCTGCCAATTGATAATTAAGTTTTCATTTAATTTTTCAACGTTGATTCCAAGCAT